CTCCATATCCAAAAACTTCTGGCACATGGCCGCAGCCTGAATGGCCTCGCAGGCTGCGTTGATGGCGTTTTGTTTTAAGCATCTAATATCTTCATTGGCCGGAAGGTCACTTGTGATATTTCCCCAAGCACACTCCAAGAGTAGTTTCATCTTGCTTACCTCTTCTTCGGCCTCTTCTGCTTCTTCTTTTAGCACCGCCCACCCCTCATGCTGGCTGTGGAACTGCGGAAACCGCTCATTGGCGGCAGCCAGCTCAACGTCCACCAGTTGCCTGACGTTGGCTAATACAGCGTTCATTTCGCACCTCCGATGATTTCGTCCAGCTTAACGCACAGGCCGAGGGGCAGAGATGGGAACAAGTCACTGTTGATGTTTGCAATATGCCCGCCATGGTCGTTGCTCAGGGCAAGCGCACAAGCATTCATTCGAGCCAGATCGCTAGCTTCGGGGAACAGTTTTTTCGCCGCTTTTGCAAGTTCCACCTCCTGCTGCGTCCAGCGGGGCTTTCGGATGATGCGGTCGGGGTGGTTGATAATTACAGCCAAATCATCCTCATTGTAGCAAGGGTTCCAGAGATCTCCCGTCTTATAATATCGCTTCCCGTCTGCTCCAATCTTGAAGGCGCCTCTATTTACCTGATTTGCGCCGAAATCGTATGTAAATTCTTCGCCTACCTCAACACCCAGCACCTGCGCAATTCTTGGTTTATTCACTTGTTGTCCTCCTCCTTGATTTTCAGGTACTTTTCGATGGCTTCGTCTAGGTTGGCCTCCTTGTCACGTTCGATGCAAAACCGAATATATTCCTCGATAAACTTCATGTCATTTTCGGCACCCTTGATTTTTCCCTTCCAGCCACAGGAGGGGCAGTAGAAGATATCTCCGCGTCCTCCATTTCCGCAGTTTCTGCCGCAGTTAGGGCACTCTGCATCAGCAAACATCAGATTAGCCATGGTCGGCCTCCTTTCGCTGGCCGTAGGAGCAGAAATCATCCGGGCCAAAGTTAATGCTAAACGACGCTCCGCCCTCATGGTCTGTTGCAACATCATCACTCTCACATTCCATGGTATAGTGATTGAACCACTTACAATCCCGGCACCTGACCACAGGCACGGCGTCGATGGTGGGCAGGCTATCAAACATCCGCTGCATGACAGCTCCAGTCACCCCATCACCACCAAAGCACTCTCTGGCTTTATCCGCATCAACTAGTTTCATGCTCGTCCTCCTTCTCCTTTTCCTGCTCCCTCCGCAGTGCGTCCTCGGCTTCCTTTGGGGTATCCCCAAATACACACCCGCTGTCCATATCCTGTAAAACATTGATGGCGCTTGCATAATGGGCTTTTGCCGGTTTGGGGAAGCGCGCACTGCACATATACACCCATCTCGGAGGCTTGAATGGCAGCACCACGCACCGCCCTTCATCGTCGGCCTGCTTGAGTTCGCGGAGGCGGTCAATGGGGCCGAGAGCACGATATTGCTCTAACTCTTGCTTGTCCAATCTTAGGCCGAAAACCTCACCCTTAAGTTGTTCAATTTCTCCTGGCTCCAAGCCAGTCTCCTCATAGGCTGCGAGGCGGTCAACGTGCGGACCGTAATCTTCTCTTCCTTCGGCATCGATAGCTACAAACCATTTTCCACCACCATGCCAATTGTCACACCAGTATGTCAGTCTATCCATGCTCACCCCTCCTCCGGCGGCCCATCAAAGGCCGTCCAGTATCTATTATACAGCTCCATTGCAAACGGCTTGATGTGCTTGCAGTACAGATATCCATCCCTGCACCCTTCTGCAATCTCCAGGCCGCCCCATTGGAGCTGGGCTATCCCTGTTCCCTCAATGTAGATTGCGGTCTCCTGGGTGATGGATTCCAGCTCTGCGCGGGTGTATTGGTGTCTCATGGCGATACCTCCGGCGGGCGGCTGGCAATTTCATTTGCCCTGTTGCAGATACTTTGCAAAGTGCTATTCTTGATTTTCCCGTGCGGTGACTCCCGCAGCTCCTCCATCGTCAGCGGCTCGTTCGGCTGGGCAGCTTCCGCCAGATTTTCCATTTCCGCAAATTTCTTTGAGTAGTCTGGTTTTTCCAGCGTATACCCAGCAGCAAAAATTTCCAGTAGTTGCTCCGCTGTAAAACCTGTTACGATCTGGAGCTTTGTGTACAGCTCGTCAAGCTCTCTCACTCGATTCACCCACTCGTTCGGCGGGGTGAGGGTGGGCGCAGTGCCTGTTCCGTTTCTTGCTCCGCAGCGGCGGCAGAAAATAAAATTTTCGCTGAACGTTTGCTCCCCGAAGTCCTCTCGGAACTCATGATAATCGTGGCAATTCGGGCAGATATATTGAGTTGTACCCTTTTCTGTTTCTCTACGTATCCATCCCATCCGTTTTCTCCTTCCCGTAGGGCAACCACCTACTGTCCCACTCTTTTATCGCTCCAAGTTTTGTGAGCTTCCAGGCCGAACCAGGTATAGTTGATTTATCGCAGCGGGAGCAAAAAACGGAGAATCGCAGTCTCCACCGTCCAACCCGTCTGACTTTGGTCTCTCCTCCACAATACGGGCAAGGTTTAATCGCCCTTACCATCGTTCAGCGCCTCCTTAACCATGCGTGGGCTTCCCTTTGTGGGGATTTCTTGCGTTGGCAATAAAAGCATCCATAATAAGCGTGAGACGATTATGTTTGACTTCGCCATTTCCGTCGATATAAAAGTTTTTCATGCTCCACCGCTGGAGTTCTCGACCAAATGGATAATCTACCACGATATCCTGACCAATCAGGGCAATAAATTCAGGTCTGGTCATCTTTCGGCACCTCCTATCTCTTCAGCACCATGTCCACGGCCTCGTCCGTCATGGGAGCGCCGCAGTTAGGACAAAATGGTGTTCTACTCCAAAAATAGCTTATTGGATACCCACACTTTGAGCATTTACACATTTGCTCCACCTCTTTGTTGGTGTTTATCCATTCTCCCCGCACCCGCTCCACCTGCTCACGGCTGACGGGGCGGAGGGCGGAAAGGGCGAGGTTAAGAGCTGCAATTCGTCTTTCTGCATTTTTAACTCCATCAGCCATTTGGTGTGACACCAAAAACGTGCTTGGGTTATCTCTCATAACCTCATTCTGTCGCTTGCTTTCCGCCAAAATGTCAATCGCTTCTTCCCGCGTCACGGCTGGGCCTCCAATCTCTGCAATTCCTCCGCGCTCAGAATCGGCGCGCGGGTGTTCCAGGCCAGGCGGGCTTGCGCCTGTGCCTCCTCAATTCGCTGTTTCGCCGCCTCAAAATATCCGGGGTCTAATTCTATGCCAATAAACTTCCGCCCCGTGTTGACACAGGCAACGCCGGTGGATCCACTTCCCATAAACATATCCATAACGGTTCCGCCATCAGGAGCAATAGCCATTAAATGCTCCAACAACTCGATAGGTTTTTCAGTCGCGTGTATCCGTCTAGATGTTGCTTTCGGATTACAAACAAAATATCCTTTGTAGTTTCCACCCTCATTTGGAATATGTCCATTTGATGCCCAAACACAATATTCGGCGTTTTGCGTAAACCGCCCTTTTTGTGGTCTCGCTGCGGTTTTAATCCATGAAATACCCCCCCGGTACACAACCCCGCCGCACTGCACGGCGTCAATAGTCGCTGCCAACTGCCTCCAATCGGTAAAGATGACTGCGATGCCGCCTGGGCGCATCTTTTTTTTCGCAGCAGAAACCCAAAATGTTTCCCAAAGCGTAAAACTGCGTTGGTCTCGATTATCCCCCGCAAAATCAGGCTTGATATCTTTTGTGTCTGTGCTTTGATATTTTTTACTTGATCCGTTCGCTCTATCAGAGCGATACATTCCGCCGCTGGAATACGGAGGGTCAGTCAGCACCATATCCACGCTACCGTCCGGGATGTCTTGCAGTAGTTCCAGGCAATCTCCCTGCATCAGCACCACCCCCGCATCCGTCAGCCGCTTGGCCGCCTCTCTATCGCCCAACAGGGCGCGCGTCTTATCGTCCATCGTTCGGTTCCTCCTTTATCAGCGGCCATTGAGAAATGCCATCCTGGCTTGCGGAGACCTACTGTTTGATGGCAGGTTATTCCGAGCCCTCCATGCGGCGATTGGATTTTTTGATAAGCCAAAGTGCTTCCCAATCTTGATATCGCTCATGCCCTTCTGGTACAGTTGCATACATGTTGCCTCGTCAAATACAGCCTTTGGCCTCCCGTTTGGATTCGGCGGGGTGCGTTGAACTGTCTTTTTCTCTGTGCAGCGTGCGCCCGGCGGGCAGATCAAAGAGCGTGCA